GCGCCATCGAAGCCAAGCTGAAGGAGAAGAATTTGTGAGCTGCCAGCACGAACACATCACAACTTTTCGGTTTGAGGATGGCAGAGTAGCAATGTGGGGGTGTGCTGAATGCCACCGAAGATTTGAACCAACCCGAGAATGGCAAGGGCTGACAGGCGAGGAAGTCGCTGCTTGCTGGTCAACCAGTGCGGTTGAGACTTGGAAATTGTTTGAGATGGCGTTAAAGGAGAAGAACAACCGATGAACGACAGGCAGTTGCTTATCGACGCGTTGGCATTATTGTGCCAGTTGCTGCCGAACCAGCGGTATAAATCTGAACAGCGGGTGATTGACGCATTACGCGCTCGAATCAAAGAATTAGAACATGAGAATGAAGATGTTAGATCCTACGCAACTCACAACTGACAAAATATATTTTTTTGATCCTGACGAGCATAATCCGCCTAGAAACGTGAACATGCTTCTGCTTAATCCTGGGGGAGTTCTTGTTATTGGGCAGTGGAGTGATGATTGTTTAGCGTGGTGTCCAAAGCCTAAAATTCTAAAGTCATTAAAAGAAAAAATTAGGATAAAAAATGTCAACATTGGAACAAAAAGCGATTGAGCTTGATGAAATCAGGAAAGCAAGGATACTAAGATCAAACGAAATTGACGTAGATAAATATCTTTCTGCATCTGATATATCTTTACAAGTTAAAAACGCTTCAGAGTGGTTAGAGCAAATTAGGCGTGATTACATTACGCCACAAGAGTTTATTAAATGCCAAATGCCTTGGACTAAGACGCATGGCGAGTTTAGTTTTAAGCCAGGCGAAGTTACCGTATACGCTGGCGCTAATGGACATGGGAAAAGTTTAATCACTGGTCAGATTGCACTGTATCTTGTAAAGCAAGATGCAAAAGTGTGTATCGCATCTTTTGAAATGAAGCCAGAGCGTACACTTCACAGGATGCTTAGGCAGTTTTCTGGAGAGTTTATAGACGATCCAATGACGCAAGACAAGGCCAAGTACATTGAGCGCCTTACGAGTCGATTTGATGCGTTTATTGGAGATAAACTTTGGTTGTATGATCAGCAAGGGTCAACGAATCCTAAGATTGTTATAGCAATGGCGCGTTACTGTGCTGTCGAACTTGGCATACAGCACATCTTTATTGACTCGCTGATGAAGTGCGTAAATGCTGAGGATGACTACAACCAGCAAAAATACTTTGTAGACGAGTTGACAGCGTTGGCTAGGGATCATAACGTACACATCCACCTAATTCACCACGTTCGCAAACTGCAGTCTGAGGAAGTAGCGCCGAACAAGAACGACCTAAAGGGAAGCGGCTCTATTGCTGACCAAGTTGATAACGTTCTTATCATGTGGCGCAACAAGAAGAAGTCAAACATGCTGCGAGCTGGTGAGCGCGTAGACCCAGGTATGCCAGATGCTTATCTAATGTGTGAAAAGCAGCGCAATGGCGAGGCTGAAGAAATGTATGCGTTGTGGTTTAACGCTGTTAGTCAGCAATTTGTAGAGGAGATGGGAGCGCAGCCAATGGATTTTGATAATAGGGGGCAATTTGTCAGATGAAGAATACCGCTATCAGTGCGAAGTCCGATACATTCTTCAATGGCGGGCATTTGACCGCAGCCAGGCTATCAAATACCTGTCAGACGTAAGGCGCAAAAGAGGCGACGAAGCTGCTGATAGGCTGGTAAACGATTGCAAAGAGCAATGGGATCGCGGGAATAGGGGCGAGAAAGGCGATTGGCGTGATTAAGCTAACTCTACCTTTACCGCCGACTATCAACCACTACTACGGCACTCATGGAAAACGCCGGTTTATCCGTCCTGCTGGCATTCAATACCGCAAAGAAGTCGCGGATATAGTGTCTGACTTAGGATGCAAGACTCTGGAGGGTAGGTTGTCCGTGTTCGTAGCTATCTGGCCTAGCAATCGCATACGCCAGGATTTGGATAACCGGCTAAAGGCGCTCCAAGATTCTTTAACACATGCTGGTATATGGTTGGACGATAGCCAGATAGATGAGCTGCATTTGGTGCGCCGAGAGGTAATTAAAGGCGGGAAAGTAGAAATTGTTATCGTGGAGAAAGAAATTGCCGAACAACAAAAGGCCGAGAAAAACACATAAGCCGCGTCTAGCTGCTGTTCCGCTGACAATCCGACATAACGAAGAAGCCGAGCGCGAGTTGCAGCTAACACCACACATGGAACTAATGAAGTTCCGCGAAGGTTACGCAGACGAAAAAAGCTGGCACACGATCGTTTGCCGTCTAAACATTGGCGTGATTGCAGCTAATGAGGTAGGCGACGATTACAGCGGAATTCGAAAAGGCTTGGACGCTATGCTACGGATTCAGGATAGGTATAACAAAACGCAGAAATGGGGTATTTCAGGCGAGGATTACCGCGATATTGGCGATGCGCTGGTGCAAACTGATAACTTGCAGCTATCAATGACGCGAAAGCAATTAGCAAAAGCTATTAAATACGTCTACCAAAACGCAGCAATGTGATGTAAGATTTAGTTGTCTATGTGTCAGGCGTAGATAACAAGCCCTTAAAGCTTTGGATTTTCTGCCTTAAATGGCAATCGTGCCTGACACACGAGGAAATCCAAGACTTTAGGGGCTTTTTTGTTTTCTGCATAGACCGTACTGTTCGCGTTAGAAGTGAGTCCATGTCCGGGACTGCCAACAAGAAAACCGGATGCGCTAAACGGGACGGCGCAGCAAGCTTGCCACAGGTATTGCAGAAACAAGCCAAAATGGTTGATTGACGGTTGGGCCACGATACGGTCGGCTTGGAAGAAGAATGTGGTCACGAGAGTGAGACAATTTTGAGGCTAAACCTTGAGATTGTTAAAGAGGTGATATCAACCTCTCGTCCCGTACTATTGCCTAAAGAATGGTAATTTCATGAGCGAAAAAGTAATTATTGGTGACGCAACGCTGTATTTAGGCGATTGCATGGACATATTGCCTACGCTGGATAAAGTTGATGCAGTGATTACTGATCCGCCTTATGGAATTTCAGCCAATAAGCAAACATTAGGTGCAGGAAAAAAACATTTTGATCGTGGTGGTGATTGGGATGATTCTGTGCCAGATGTAAAAATATGGCTATCTATGGCTGAATTTTGCTGTTTTTGGGGGGGGAATTATTTTTCAGATCAGTTGCCACCAACAAATGATTGGCTTATTTGGCACAAAATGAATGATGGGCGCAGTTTTAGCGAATGCGAAATGGCATGGACTAATTTTGGCAAACAAGTTAGGCATTTGTCTCATCATTGGTCTGGTGAAGAAAAGTTGCATCCAACCATGAAGCCATTGCCAGTAATGCTTTGGACTTTGGAAAAAGCTGGAAATGTTCTGGCAATTCTTGATCCATTTATGGGTAGCGGAACAACAGGCGTGGCGGCTATTCAAATGGGGCGCAAGTTTATTGGCATTGAGCGAGAGCCAAAATATTTTGAGATTGCTTGCGAACGCATAGAAAATGCTCAAAGACAAGAATCATTGTTTTCTAAAGAAGTAAAACAAGAACAAAATATTCTTTTTTAATATGACTAAACAATTAGATCCTCATGAAGCTATCAACTTCATGATTAAAAACGCTGAAGCCTATGCACAGGCTAAAGCTAACGTTACATACCTAGAGCAATTCCGTAAGAGCAAGAAAGCCATGTTGTTTGCTAAGGCTCCAGGTTCGACTGTAGCAGATAAAGAAAACTTTGCTTATCGTCATCCAGAGTATATGCAAGTGTTAGATGGCCTAAAGGATGCCGTAGAGGAAGCAGAGCGACTAAGGTGGATGCTGGTAGCTGCTCAGGCTCGCATTGATGTGTGGCGCTCCCAAGAAGCATCTAATCGTGGTTTAGATAGGAATACACAATGACAGATAATGAATATTTGGAAGATGATTGCAGCAAAGTTTGTAAGCACAAAGAAAAATGCGAAAAGTTAAATCATTGTTTTATTGAATTTGAAGCAATGGCTGCTTGGTCTCCTAATGGAGATGACCCATATTATGAATTAAATAGGCAAATGGAAAAGCCTTTAGATAGATAAATAAACAAAAAATGATATATCGTAACAAAAAGTTACTTGAAGCAATAAGGAATCTCCCTTGCCAGCACTGCGGCAGAGAAGATGGGACTGTCGTAGCGGCTCACTCAAACCAGTTGCGAGATGGCAAAGGACGCGGTATAAAAAGTTCAGATGCGGCTATTGCTGCACTATGCTACACTTGCCATATGATGATAGATCAAGGGCATAAATTAAATAAACAAGAAAAATTTTATATTTGGGATACTGCTCACATAAATACAATAAGATTTCTAATTGAAAACGAAATAATTGTTTTAAATGATAGTAAATTGTAAAAATTGTTCATCAGAAATACAGACTCCACCAAGCAAAGCGTGGAGAACAAATTTTTGCTCTGTGCAATGCAGAGAAGATTACAAGCTAAAAAAATTAGAACAAAGAAAAAGAAATTGCTTGTATTGCAACAAAGAGTTCACCCCAAGAAAATATCAAATAGACACTGGAAACGGTAAATTTTGCTCGTCTGTTTGTAGAAATAATTTTGCATTACCAAAATTGTTGAGCAAAGAATCAAAAGAAAAATCAATAAATACATATAGATTAAAAATAAAATCTGGAGAAATTAAGCATCCATCTGGCGAAGATCATCCTAGATGGAATGGAGGCCCAAAAGAATCAATAAAAAGATGGATTAAATCAGGAAAAGCAAAAGAAAGTATAAAAAAATACAGGAAAGCCAATCCGTTAAAAGTTAGAGAATGGTCAAAAAAAAGATTAGGCTTAAAAACTGGAAGATTGCCTAATGGAACTGTAAAAAATCTTTTGCAAGCGCAAAAAAATTTATGTAATTTATGTAAAAAACACTTATCAAATGGTTTCCATGTTGACCACATAATTCCTTTGTCAAAAGGTGGTAAACATTGTATTGAAAATGTTCAAGTTTTGTGTCCTACTTGCAATGTAAGAAAATCTGCAAAACTTAATTACACTCCAGAAAGGATATATGGTGAAAAAGTCTAAGGCTGAGAAGAAGATTAGCAAGGTTATGACAGAATTTGGCAAAGGCCAGCTTCATAGCGGCAAAGGTGGCCCGGTAGTTAAATCACAGAAACAGGCCGTAGCTATTGCACTTAGCGAAGCTGGTATGGCAAAGAAGAAGAAAAAATGAAAAAAGCTATATGGGATAAGCCTCGCCCTAAAGATGAAGGCAAGCCGAAAAAGCTATCACCTGCACAGAAATCTGCAGCAAAACGAATGGCAAAGGCAGCTGATAGGCCTTACCCAAATATGGTAGACAACATGAGAGCAGCGAGGAAGAAATGAAAGATATGATGAACAAAGTCAAGAACATGAGCATGACTGATAAAGAGTTGCTTAAAGAGTATCTTGATGAGGAAGAAAAGAAGAAGGAAAACGGAGTTAACAATAAGATGAAAATCGAGATTGAAATTCCGCTTGGTAAAAGCAAAAAGGAAAAGATGAAATGATTGATAGGCTCCTGGTGGTTGCGTTGACTTTAAGCATCTTGGTCAACGCTTTTTTTCTTTGGATAATGATTATTGACTGATGCCATGATTAAACGCGGGAAAGAGGAATTCTCTGGCTACAACAAGCCGAAGAAAACACCGAATCATCCAACGAAAAGCCATGCTGTACTTGCCAAGGATGGTGACGATGTGAAGCTGATTCGTTTCGGTCAGCAAGGCGTATCTGGTAGCCCAGACGGAAGTAAGCGCAATGAGGCTTTTAAAGCACGTCACGCTAAAAATATCGCTAAAGGCAAGATGAGCGCAGCGTACTGGTCTAACAAAGTTAAGTGGACAATAATACCAATTGGTGTTACGATTCTTTTTAATTCTGGAGAATCGCATGCCAAACTTCAACTTAAAGATACAAATTATCTGCCCACGGTGCAATCAATCAAGATTAGCTCGTGGTGATGTTGTAAGAAAAGCTGAAAGAGAAAACAGAGAATTATTATGTAAGCCGTGCCGCAACAAAGAAAGATTTCAAAACAAAGATCACCCTAGAAAAGGCACTGGAGATAAAAACGATAATGTAAGGATGTATGCAAAGTTAAGTTATCAAAAAGCAAAGCAAAGGTGCAAGCTTGGACAAAAACATCATCCTTGCTACGAAAATGTTGAGTTTAGATTTCAATAGTTTGAAGAATTTTTTTCTATTCTTGGAGCTAGACCAGAAGGCTACACTTTAGATCGTATTAACCCTTTAGGTCATTATGAGCCTGGAAATGTTCGTTGGGCATCAATAAAACAACAAGCAGAAAATAGATTGCCAAGAAATTATTGGAAGTTAAAAAGTCAAAAATAAAATTTTTATGCAAGCAATCGTAATCTGCTCAGTAGGAAACAAAGGTCTATATATATTGCTTGAAAGTATTAGGCAGTATGCGCCAGAGCTACCAGTGTATGTATCTGGCCGTGGCTTGGAAATGTATGACCAAGTAAAAATGCGGCTTCCTAATGCCGTATGGACTGAGAATATAGCTAAGAACTTTGGCGATGCGTATAACGCTGCTGTAACGCATGCGTTTGAGCACGGTGGTTTTGATAGTGTAATCCTGGCAAATGACGATGTTGCGCTTACGCCTACAGCCATTGCTATGCTTAAGGAAGATGCAAAGCTATTGGAGACTAGAGGATTTAGTTATGGTTTTCTTGGCGCAAGATCAGATTACGTACTAGAAGCACAGAATATTCGGTTTCCAGTAGCGGATGATGAAGCAATTGGATTGCGTTATGCGTCAGAGCAAAGCATTAAGCTGGCAAATGTTATCGCGCCCATCTTTGCTTTAGTAAAACGCGATGTTTGGAATAAAGTAAAGTTCCCTAGCACTAACTGGTATTCTGATAACATTATCTGTGCTGATATGCAAAAGCTAGGTTATCAGCATTTTGTATCAAGGGCTTATGTGCATCACGCAGGGAGTCAGACAGTAGGGGATGATTTTGCTAAATGCCATGAGGAACCTAGAGAGTGGATAAGGGCCAATAGGCCGGACATGTATAGCGAGTTTTATACGCAAGACACCTAAAAGGTATTGCAATCATGGAAACAGTTAACGATAAAAAAACATTGAGAATCGGAGAGGGTGCGCCCGGTCCTGGCCGCCCTAAAGGTATTCCTAATAAGTCCACTAGCATGGTTAGAGAGACTATTGCTAACCTATTGGAGCGCAATGCTCCGAACATGGACAGATGGCTAAATCAAGTAGCTCAAGAAGACCCGTATAAGGCGCTAGACCTGATGAATAAGATGGCTGAGTACCATATTCCTAAGCTGGCTCGTACTGAAGTGACTGGTAAGGATGGTGAGCCGCAACAGCATGTGGTGACATGGAAGAAGTAATCGAGATTCCATACGCCCCGAGGGATCAGCAACTAGCGATTCATGAGGCAATAGATAGCCATCGTTTCGTGGTGGTAGTGGCCCATCGGCGTATGGGGAAAACTGTATCAGCCATCAATCATCTAATTAAGGCTGCAATCCTCTGCGACAAGCCTAATCCGCGTTTCGCCTACATTGCTCCCACATATGCCCAATCTAAGCGGGTAGCGTGGGATTACCTGCTTGAGTTCACCAGGCCACTAGGCGCCACTGCCAACATCGCTGAATTGCGTGTTGACTTCTGGGGTAGGCGTATATCCCTTTACGGCTCAGATAACCATGATTCGCTGCGTGGCCAGTATTTCGATGGTGTGGTGATTGATGAGGTTGGCGACCAGAACCCGAAGATTTGGAACGAGATTATCCGCCCAGCACTGTCTGACCGTCTAGGATGGTGCTTGTTCATTGGTACGCCAAAAGGCCGTAATCACTTTGCAGATCTGCGGGATAGGGCGCAGACGGCAGCAGATTGGGCGCTTCTGGAGTTCAAAGCATCGCAGACTGGCCTGATTCCAGAAAAAGAACTCAAGGCTGCTCATGCAGAGATGGGCGACGATAAGTACCAGCAAGAGTTCGAGTGCTCTTTCAATGCATCAGTGGAAGGTAGCTATTATGGGTCGCTTATCAACGATCTTGAGGCGAAGGGCCGGATGGTGGCCTTTGAACGTGATGACCTTTGCCGTTCTTTTGTTGCTTGGGATCTTGGTATGGGTGACTCGACTTGCTTGTGGGTTGCTCAGTTGGCCGGCAAGGAAATTAGATTTCTTGACTGCGTGGAGAATCACGGAGTCGGACTCGATTGGTACGTCAAATGGCTGCGAGACAACGACTACAGCAAGTACGAGCAATTCTTGCCGCATGACGTTGAAGTCAGGGAACTTGGAACAGGAAAGAGCCGAAAGGAAGTGCTGCAAGATGCGGGCCTCCAAATTACGGTGGCTCCGCGACTAAGCATTGCTGACGGCATTCAGGCGGTCCGGAGGATGCTGCCTAATTGCTGGTTTCACACACGCACTAAGCCTGGCGTTGAGGCCATCCGCAATTACCGTAAGGAGTTTGACGAGAAACGGCAGGTATTTTATGACAAGCCATTGCATGATTGGACTAGCCATTACGCTGATGCAATGCGATATATGGCTATTAGTCTTGACCAATCGGCTGAAACGTGGCAATCAAAGTTGCCTATTAAAACTGCTTGGATTGTATAATAAGAAAAATTGCCATTAAGGACGCGGTATGCGTAACGAAGAAATCAAATCCGTACTAGAAGCCGAAATAGATAATGCTATTGGCTTTATTGAGACTGAGACTACGGAAAGCCGCCGTAAGGCGCTGCAATATTATCTCCGTGATCCTTATGGCAACGAAGTTGAAGGCCGCAGCCAGATTGTTACTGGCGATGTTGCAGAGGCTGTAGACGGCGCTTTGCCTCAGTTGGTGCGTGTATTTACTACCACTGAGGATATTGTCTATTTTGAGCCTAAATCTCCTGCCGCAGAAGAATCCGCTAAACAAGCTACGGATTACTGCAACTGGGTGTTTTATCGTGAAAACGATGGCCTGTTGATTCTGCATAACTGGTTTAAAGATGCGCTGTTGCAAAAGACTGGCATTGTTAAATCGTATTGGGATCAAAAGGAAGATGTAAAGAAAGAGTCTTACAAAGGGCTGACAGAGGACGAGCTGGCGATGATGCTGGCTGATGGTTCTGTTGAGGTTGTTAGCCAGGATGTAACGATGATTGATGTTGGCATTGATCCGATGGGTATGCCGATTCAAGTGCCATCGTTTGACGTTACTGTAAAGAAAGTAAACAAGTATGGCTGTGTGCGTATTGAGAACGTGCCGCCTGAAGAATTCCTTATATCGAAGTCTGCTCGGACTATCGAGGATGCAAATTTCGTAGCCCATCGTAGGCTAATGGCGAGGTCGGAATTGATTGCCATGGGCTATCCCAAAAAGATTATTGATGGGCTACCTTCTTATGATGACCTGACGTTCTCTCCTGAGCGTGTTGCTCGTTTTGACCAAGGTGAACAGCCAGATGAGTCGCAGAGCATGGATCAGTCCATGCAAACAGTTGAGGTCTACGAGTGCTACATCCGTATTGATGAGAACGATGATGGCATCGCAGAGCTTCGTCGCATTGTCTATTGCGGCTCGGAAATCCTAGAGGATGAGGAAACGGATTACATCCCATTTCATGGCATCTGTCCTATCCCGATTCCGCACAAGTTCTTTGGCCAGTCGCTTGCTGACCGGACGATGGACATCCAGCTAATCAAGTCCACTGTTACCCGTCAGATGCTGGATAACTTGTACCTTACGAATAACGCTCGTGTTGGCGTTGTTGATGGACAAGTTAACCTTGATGACGCGCTGAACGCTACGCCTGGTGGCATTATCCGGATGAAGAATCCGAACGCTATGGTTCCGATTCAAGTTCCTGCTGTGACTGCTCAGGCATTCCCGATGCTGGAGTACCTAGACGCTGTTCAGAGCCGTCGCACTGGCGTTACTGACGCACAGCAAGGTCTTGACCCCGATGTGCTGAATAACGTGGCTGCTACGGCTGTGGCAGCAATGATGAAGTCCAATAGTGGGAAGCTAGAGCTTATCGCCCGTATCTTTGCTGAGACTGGCGTTAAGAGCCTGTTTAAAGGAATTCTGCACCTGCTGGCCAAGTATCAGGACAAGCCCAAGCTGGTTCGTATGCGTGGCAAGTACGTCCAGTATGACCCGCGCACTTGGACGAATGAATACGATGTTTCTGTTAACGTTGGCCTAGGATCTGGAGACCGTGAGCAGAAGTTGGCAATGCTGCAGATGATTCTCCAGAAGCAGGAGCAGATTCTTCAGCAGTTCGGCCCGTCTAATCCGCTGGTTAGCGTTGGCCAGTACCGCAACACTCTGGCACGGCTCATTGAGGCCGCTGGTTTCAAGGATGCAAGTGCATTCATGAACGAGATTACGCCAGAGATGGATGCTCAACTGTCTCAGCCGCAGCCTCCAACTCCAGACGCACAGGCACAAGCTGCAGAGCTATTTGCTCAGGTTGAACGTGAAAAGATGCAAGCCAAAGCGCAGATTGACGCTGCCAAGTTGGATCTTGAGCGCCAGCAGCTAGAGGCTGAGTTCACCAAGAAGGGCATTGAGATGCAGATGCAGAGTCAGCGTCAACAGGCAGAACTTAAGATTAAAGAGGCTCAGGTTGCAGTGCAGCAGCTTCAGGCTATTCTTGCTATGGATATTGCAGACGAGCAGACTCGCAATAAACAGGCTGAGATTGTGTTGAAAGCGATTAAAGAGCTTGGTACTTTGACTGGAATGCAATAATGGATAAAGCTAGTTGGGCTAATAATTTGCTTAATGATCCAATGTTTATTGAGGCCATTGATTCATTGAAAAGCGCACAGTTAAATAGGTTTCTAACGTCAAAACCTAGCGATATTGGCGATAGAGAAGATGCTTATTTGCGTATAACCGTGCTTGATAGTATTGTTGATTATCTTGATAGCATGGCTGCAGATAAGTTGATTGAGAAAAAGCGTTTTAAGATTTTTTAACCAACCTTATAATTAAGGAAACATGATGAGCGATACTGATGGCATGACTCCCGAGCAGGGAAATGCACAGTTGGACGTTAACGGTGCAGCTAACGCTATCTTGGGTCTTATGGGTGGTGATGAGGACTCCGACAATGGACAATCCGAACTCCGCGCCGAAGCCGACGATAGCGAGGCCGAATCTGATGAGTCTGAGGATTATTCCGAAGATGCAGAGGTAGAACAAGAAGATAACGATGAGCAAGTAGAGCAACCGAAATACCGCGTGAAAGCCGCTGGCGAAGAACGCGAGGTGACGCTAGACGAACTCATTAAAGGTTATCAGCTTGGCACTGATTACACGAAGAAATCGCAAACGGTAGCTGAAGAACGCAAGGCAGTTGAGGCAGAACGCCAGCGTATCGAGGAAGCTAAGGTACTGAGGGATCAGTACGCGCAACGGCTGCAACTGATTGAGCAGATGCTGAATCAACAGCCGGAAACGGAAAATCTAGACTTTTTGAAAGAGAACGATCCTATCGGTTATGCCGTTAAGGTCGCAGAACTTTCGCAGCGTGAGAAGCAACTAGCTCAGGTTCGTGCAGAGCGTGAGCGTATCATGCAACAACAGATGCAAGAGCAGCAGCAGACTTTGCAACAAAAAGTAGCAGAGGAAGCGCAGAAACTTGCAGCTGTATTGCCTGAGTTTGTTGATCCGCAAAAAGGTGATGTTATCCGTAAAGAGATTCGTAATTACGGGAAGCAACTAGGTTTTTCTGATGAGGAACTTGCGAATGTCTATGACAGCCGCGCAGTTCTGACGCTGTGGAAAGCTATGCAGTACGACAAATTGCAGTCTGCAAAGCCGAATATTACGAAGAAGGTTAGCGAGGCTCCTAAATCTATCAAGCCTGGCGTAGCTCAAGTTCGTGATAGTGACAGGGAAGAACTGAAGAAACTGAAGGCGCGTGCTCGTAGCTCTGGACGAGTTGCAGATGCCGCAGCCGTTTTTGAACGATTCTTGTAAAGGAAATAAATCATGGCAACTTATACCGCTCATTCGGCCATTGGCCAACGTGAAGATCTGACCGATGTTATCTATAACATCAGCCCGACCGAAACGCCGTTTATGTCGTCGATTGGCAAGACCAAGGCGACTGCTGTTTACCACGAGTGGCAGACTGACTCGCTGGCTGCTGCAACGACCGCTAACGCTGCTATCGAAGGCGCTGACGCATCGGACGCTACCCTGTCTCCGACCGTTCGCCTCGGTAACTATACCCAGATCATCGAGAAAACCATCAAGGTTTCCGGTACTCTGGACGCAGTGAACAAGGCTGGCCGTAAGTCGGAAAAGGCTTACCAACTGGCTAAGGCATCGTCTGAACTGAAACGCGATCTGGAAACGATCCTGCTGTCGAACCAAGGCCGTTCGGCTGGTAGCTCGACGACTGCTCGTAAACTTGGCTCGCTGCTGTCGTGGATCAAAACCAACTCGGACGTTGGCTCGGGCGGTGCAGATCCGGCAACCATCGGCGTTTCTACCCGTACCGATGGCACTCAGCGTACCTTTACCGAGGCACTGCTGAAAACCGTGGTTGCTGAGGTTTACACCTCTGGTGGCTCGCCGAAGATTCTGATGGTTGGCGCTGCTGGTAAGCAAAAAGTCTCGTCGTTTGCTGGTATCGCTGCACAGCGTTTCCAAGCGCCGGCCAATACCCCGACTACCATCATCGGCGCCGCTGATGTGTATATGTCGGACTTTGGCACGATGAGCGTTGTCCCGAACCGCTTTATGCGTACCCGCGAAGCACTTGTGCTTGATCCGGAATACGCAGCACTGGCTTACCTGCGCCCGTTCCAGACCGTGGAACTGGCCAAGGCTGGCGATGCTGACAAAACCCAGATTCTGGCTGAAGTCACGCTTGAGGTTAAGAATGAGGCCGCTCATGGCGGAATTTTCGATCTTGACATGGCACTGTAACGGATGTTGATATATAGTCCTCCTGTGGTTATCCATGGGAGGCTTTATGTCATGTTTGTATGAGGGTTGTGAAGGGAAAGTAGTTGGACTTGGGTACTGCCAGAAACATTACAAACGAGTAAAGAAGTATGGCAGTCCCGATCCGCAAAAGTATTCTCAAGAATCTCTTGAAACAAGGTTTTGGAGATTTGTAAATAAGAAGTCTGAATCCGAGTGTTGGGAATGGCAAGGCCAAATACTATCAAGCGGATATGGAAGAATAAGTTTAGGCGCTAAGTCTTTAGGTAGTGAAGGCGCACATAGAGTAAGTTGGAAATTATTTAACAAAGCAGACATTCCAGATGGTATGTTTGTGATGCATAAATGCGATAATCCTAGCTGTGTAAATCCTCATCATTTGAGTATTGGCACACCAAAGGAAAATACGCAGGATATGATCGCAAAAGGGAGGAAACGAGTTGTTTCTCCTAAAGGCGAAGGCAACGGGAAATCATTGCTTGATGAGGAAAAAATTAGGCTGATCCGTTCAAGTACATTAAGTCATGCTGCAATAGCTCGTGAACTTGGTGTATCCCCAAATTGCGTCCGGGGAGTCAGAATTGGGCGCACTTGGACACACGTTAAATGAGCAAACCTATAAGGACTCAGACGGTACATGCGGACGGTGATGGCGGTATCATCATCGAAACTAAACAGGATGTTAGCGAAATCATTGAGGCTAATAAGGCTCAACTAGAGTTCGATAAACAACGTACAGGGCATCTAAACGAGCTACATCACGTTGCAAGAATCCCGTTCACGGTTATTGATGACCTGAACAAAAAAGGTGTTATGCGAGGTTTTAACGTGATTGATGAGGTTGGCTTTGCTAGATGGCTGAACGATCCTGAAAATGCCGTTTGGAAAACTTATAGGGGAACTGTATGAGAGTTGGCGTATGTGTGCCGTGTCGTGATGAGGTAATGACTGGCTTTGCTTTTGATTTTGCTCGTATGGCTGCACATGATGCGTCTGTGCGATGCAAAGATAAAGCCAATGGCCTAAGCCTTTACACGATGCCAGGAACGCTGATTTTCGACCAGCGTGAGAAGTTGGTAGAGGTGGCGCTAAAGGAAGGTTGTGACGCTGTTCTGTTTATTGACAGCGACATGAGGTTTCCTCACGACATCATTACTATTCTTCTTAGCCGTGAAGTGCCTATTGTCGGGGTTAACGCTACTACCCGTAGAAAACCCGTTACGCCTACTGCTAAATTGCTCACAAAGCAGGAAAATGGCAAAGAAGTGGTGTACAAGTGGGAAAACATTGATTCCCGTGGCAAACAAGGCATTGAATCGGTGACGGCAGTTGGTTTTGGTGCTGTCTTGATTCGCAAGGAAGTGTTTGAGGCTATCCCTAGGCCGTGGTTTGATACTGGATGGGGGCCGAATGGTGTTTGTGGTGAGGATGTGCATTTCTGCGTTAAAGCCGGTGATTATGGCTTTGAAACGTATGTAGACCATGAGCTATCGATGCACATCCGCCATATTGGTACTTATGAATACGGCTGGAAAGACTTTGAACAGCTAGAGGAATAACATGGCAATTAGTACATACTCAGAACTACAAACTACGATTGCCAATTACTTGGCGCGTAGTGACCTGAACGCCATTATTCCAGACTTCATTAAACTGGCTCAGAATCGCCTTAGCCGCGATCTACGAATCCGCCAGATGTTGGCTGTAGCCACAGCACAAACTAATGCCGGTGACTCAACTATCGGCCTTCCTACGGATTTTCTTGAGATGCGCGACATTCATCTCGATACGAATCCTGTTGTTAGCCTGAGCTATATGGCTCCTAATAACTTCTATAGCAAGGCTCGCACTAAAGAATCTGGAAAGCCCGTCAACTACACTGTTTTGGCTAACGAGATGCAACTAGCGCCAGTGCCTGATAGCACTTATACGCTGCAAATGTTGTATTACGTTAATCCATCGCCGTTGAGTGCTGATACTCCTACCAATGTTTGGCTTGTGTATTGCCCTGATGCGCTGCTTTATGCTTCGTTGGCTGAAGCAGAACCGTATTTGATGAATGATGCACGAATCCAAACATGGGCTGCTCTGTATGAGCGTTCTATTGCTTCTATTTCTAACGCAGATCAGGGCGGCGAGTATAGTGGCCAGCCTATGGTAATGACTTTTAACTGAGGTGAATCATGGCAGAAATGTCGAACTACCTTGAGAACGCGATGATTAATGCGGTTCTCCGTAATACTACATATACTAGCCCGGCTACCGTGTATGTTGCGCTGTTTACCACTGACCCGACCGATGCAAATACTGGCACTGAGGTCTCTGGGAATGCGTATCAACGCACTGCGGTGACGTTTGGCGCTCCGAGCAACGGTGTTAGCACGAATAGCGGCGCTGTTACGTTCCCTACTGCTACTGGCTCCTGGGGTACTGTAACGCATATTGGAATTATGGATGCTTCTACCAGCGGGAACCTTCTGTTCCATACTCCGCTTGATACGTCGAAAACCATCACTAGCGGCGACATTTTCACTATTTCGGCTGGCAACCTGTCCGTAACTCTGGAGTAATCTATGGCGCTCGTTATCGCTGACCGGGTGAAGGAAACGTCCACCACGACCGGCACAGGCACTTTGACTTTGGGCGGCGCTGCGACTGGTTATCAAACCTTTTCGGCGGCGATTGGAAGCGGTAATACTTGCTATTACGCCATTACGCTGGATTCTGCGTGGGAAGTTGGCATTGGTACTGTCGGGACTGGCACGCTATCGCGAGATACAGTGCTTGAATCATCTAATGGTGATGCGCTAGTTAACTTTGGCGCTGGCACTAAAGACGTTTTTGTTACATATCCTGCTGAAAAAGCAGTTTACAAAGATACTAATGGTGATGTTGTTGGTCTAAAGATTGGTACTGACGTTCAAGCCTATGACGCTGATTTGACTACTTGGGCTGGTAAAACTGCTCCAAGTGGTACTGTTGTCGGAACTAGCGATAGCCAAACTCTGACGAACAAAACCATTGCTTTGGGTAGTAACACTGTATCTGGAACCATTGCAGAGTTTAATACTGCTGTAACTGATGCGGATTTTGCTACTCTAGCTGGTAGTGAAACTCTGACGAACAAAACAATTAGCGTAGACAACAATACGGTATCCGGTATTGCTGCATCTAGTTTTGTTCTGTCAAACGCATCTGGCAACATTGATGGCTCTGCAGCACAAAAGGTTATCCCATCTGGCGTAGTGGTTGGAACGACTGACACTCAAACGCTTACGAATAAAACTCTGAGTGATCCGGCAATCATTGGGACTATCCTTGAGGATATTTTCACGATTACTGATGGAGCAGCGTTTGAAATTGATCCCGGCAATGGCTCGATTCAGCTAATTACGCTTGGCGCATCGCGCACTCCGAAAGCTACTAACTTCACTAACGGCGAGTCTGTAACGCTAATGGTAGATGATGGTACTGCTTACACACTAACGTGGACTGATGCTACGTTCGGCGGATCGGGGGTAGTATGGAAAACCGACAGCGGAAGCGCCCCGACTCTGAACACTAGCGGCTACACGGTAATCGTGTTGTGGAAAGTCGGCGGCCAGGTGTACGGCGCACGCGTGGGGAACGCGTAATGCTGGCCGCTAAGTTACTGGGCGGTGCTGCAGCTGCACGGCCGCAGCCAACGTTTGTGTCGAGTAGCATCAACCGCACCACGACTGCTGGCAATACGGTTACAGCGCCGACCGGTATACAAAACGGTGATTTGCTTGTAGCGGTTCTGTTCAACACCGATCCTACTGCGGGACCAATCACGCTACCGTCCGGCTGGTCGCGTTTGACCGAAACTGAAACAGCCAACAATTATTTTGTTCTTGCAACAAAAACGGCGGCTTCTGAAAGTGGCAACTACACGTTCACCTTCGATCAAGCTGCTGCTAACTCCGTCGCGATTTTGGTCTACCGGAATGCAACCAGAGTAAACACCGTAGGCACGTTTGGAAACGCAGCTTCCGCAACGGCCACCGCAGCCAGCATCACGCCGACTTACACCGGCACGCTGTGCGCAATGTTCTCCAATGAAACATCGTCAACGGTGTCAACCCCACCAGCGGGCTTTACGCAACGCGCACTTCAGTCCGGGACGACTGCCGCAATGGGGGTTTACGACTTTGCTAATCAAGCGGCGTCGGCTACTAGCGCGGCGTCTTTGGTGTGGAGTGTTTCGGGACAGGTTGCAGCTATTCAATTTCAAGTCACCAACGAGCCTGATGTGGAGCCGACGTTTGTTGCAAGCGCGTCCACGCAAAACACGGTTAATACGGCCAGTCTTGTTATCAGCAAACCAGCAGGAACGGTTGATGGCGATCTAATGATTGCCATTATGTGTTCAGATACGACAGGAACGGGAAGACTTTGGTCTGGTGACACTGGATGGACGGAAGTGGCTGATTCGTCGCTTCCTACTGCATTGCGCATTGCATACAAGACTGCAAGCAGTGAACCAAGTTCTTATACATTTACCAGTAGTTCAGCTACAACCCTACTCTCCGGAGCAATTTTGACGTACCGGTACGCTGCCTACGACACTATCGCAGGGGATTTCACATCGGAGGCAAACCCACTAGCCCTGACATCAATCAGCCCGAGCCAAAGTCAATCGATTTTGATTGCTGTTGGGGCGCGTGCGGCAGCGTCTATCACACTCGGTACACCGACCAGTATGACCGCTAGGGTAACAGACGCCGACGCAACCGCGCCTAGCTACATCGTCTGCTCACAGGCAGTAGCAAAAGGCCCAGCCGGAATACGCTTGATTACCACCGGCAGCACAACCAACGTCGCCGGCATCATGCTTGCGATTAAACCAACACGGAGTCTCACATAATGTACGCAAAAGTTATCGGCGGCGGGGTCGTGCAATTTCCGTACACGACGGACGACCTGCGCCGCGACAATCCAAACACGTCATTTCCGGCTGTCCCGTCTGCTGCACTGTACGCCGAGTTCGGTGTCGTTCCAGTGGTAGTCACAGGCGCACCGGAGCATGACACGGCAACACATATAGTTGAATCGGCTGGCTGCGCATACAACGCAGAACGCGAGCGGTGGGAAACTCAGTGGTTGATGCGTGAATTAACTGCTGACGAGGTGGCACAATCTGAATCAGAAAAAGCCGCCGCGATTCGGCGTGAAAGAAATTCTATGCTGTCCGCATCCGACTGGACTCAGGTTCTAGATGCGCCGGTTGATCAGCTGGCATGGGCAGAGTACCGCCAGGCGCTCCGAGATATGACCGCTCAAGTCGGATTCCCGTGGAATGTTGTTTGGCCGCAGGAGCCGTAAATGCTAGGTTTTACGCCACTATCAGCAGCGCCAATATCCTCAACTGGCGAAAGGATAGTTGAGGCATCAGCGGCCATTTTAGGCCGAGCAATAGTTACAGCAACTTCTGGCGCTGTAGAAGGTTCTGCTGCAATTACCGGACGCGCTACAGTAAGTGCGCTGGCTTATCGCATAGTTGAAGCAAATGCTTCAATTACTAGCGCGGCTACTGTTGCGGCTAATGGTGGATTCCTACTTAATGGTGTTGCGGCGATTACGTCTAGTGCAACTGTTGCTGCTGATGGTTTTATAGACGCAGAGCAGCCTATCGAAATTACTAGCAAAGCTACGGTTTCGTGCGTGGCTTTTGTTAATCACTTTGCCTCATCTTCTATGCAAAGTGCCGCAAACGTATCTGCCATTGGCTATATCTTTGGCGAAGAATGGACAAAACAAGTTGCTGGAAGTGATATATGGCTAAAACAAGGATAATTTTTGGTGAGTGGACTCCAGACCAGCCGGGCATTGCTGGTAGCGTAACTGAGGCTGTTAATTGCTATCCAGTTGCCAATGGATATGCGTCACTTAAATCTATTGAGCCATATCCAAATGCTGAAACAACAGCAGGTGAAACATTACAAATAGCATTTGCAGGTAAGTTTTCTGGTCAAAACAATCTATTTGCGGCTTCTTCTGCGGCAATTTACAAGTTTGACGCAGGGACTAACGACTACGTTGACGTGTCTAAGGCTGGTGGCTATGCTGCAACATCGTGGGATGTAACGCAGTTTGGCCCAAAAATGATTCTAGCTAACGGAACAAATAAACTTCAGTCTTATAGCTTGTCTGGATCGTCTGCGTTTGATGATTTATCGGCTGATGCGCCTACAGCTAAATATGTAACAGTTGTTCGTGATTTCATTGTCGCTGGCAGTGTTGCTGGAGCAGAGTCCACCGTTTATTGGTGCGACATTAACAACGAAACCAATTGGACTCCAGCATCTTCTAGCCAAGCAGATTCGCAGGTATTGCCTGATGGTGGTGATATTACTGGTTTGGCTGGCGGAGAGTACGGTCTAGTGTTCCTTGAGCGCGCAATTTACCGGATGACGTATTCCGGCAGTCCGTTCTTTTTCCAGTTTGATGCTATTTCTAGGGCCATTGGATGTATCTCTAACGGCTCAATCGCTCAACTAGCAGACAAAACGTACTTTCTTGCTGATGATGGCTTTTACGTATGTAACGGCCAAAGTGTTACGCCAATTGGAGCAGAGAAAGTTAATCGTTGGTTCTTTGCTAACGCCGCGCCTGACCTTATTCAATCGCAGATGAGTGCGACGATTGATCCTGTGCGCTCGTTGATTCTATGGATTGTGCCAACTAACTCTGGTAACAAGCTGCTGATTTACAACGCTCAGGTTGATAAGTGGTCTTACTCTGAAGAAAACATTGAATCGCTGGCGTATTTGGTCACTTCATCTTCTACGCTTGAAAGTCTTGATAAGATTTCGATTACGCCAGGCCAAAACACACAAAATGGCACGTATGAGCGAACTGGGACGACAGTTACGGTAACGCTAACGGCACATAAACTGCAAACTAATGCGTTTGTTTATTTTGACGCAACTAGCGGGGGTGCGGCCGATGGCTTTTACCAAATTACGGTAGTTGATGCTAATACGTTTACGCTAACAACCGTGGCTAGTGGCGCTATTTCTACGTCAAACTGCGTAATATCGCTGCCTTCTATTGATAATCTAACTGCGAGCCTTGACGACCGGGCATATGCTGGTGGCTCATGGTTCTTGGGTGGCGTACAAGGGCAGCAGATTTATGGATTTACTGGTGGCAATCAAACGGCATACATAACGTCCAATGATTTGGACTTTGGGCGCAGCATGATTAGCCTTGCAAAGCCTATTGTGGATAATGGCTCTGCTGATGTAGCTGTTGGCTCTAGAGTGCTGCTTGACCAAACCATAAGCTACGGTAATTTTGTGTCTGCTGATGCAGAGAATAGGGTTTCTCTGCGGTCTAACGGAAATTACCATCGAGTCAGGGTAAAGCCAACTGGCACTGGCTGGACAACGGCTGTTGGCGTTGAGGTTGAATACTTCCAGCAGGGTACGCGATGACTAAGTTTCGCACATTGCCGATGTTTGGCAACGATCCTCGGAATGTCGCAGAGATTGTGCGCGGCATTATGGATGGAAAAACAAACAATACCGGAACAATTTCGCTCGCAACTGGCAATGCAACCACGACAACCATTTTTGATGAGCGTATTGGCTACGATAGTTTAATTTTCCTTGTCCCAGTATCTGCGGCGGCTTTTGACGACTCTGCGCCTTATGGTTCATTTTTTTCAACAGTAGACCAAACAGCGGCATCTACCACAACTGCATACGCAGTAACGTATAACTCAACTGCCGAAGAAAATGGAGTTTACGTTTCTAATTCTTCGCGCATAAACTTTAGAAATGCTGGAGTTTATAACGTGCAATTCTCAGCACAGTTTAAAAACGCATCAAATGACGGTCAGGACGTAGACATTTGGTTTGCGCTTAACGGCAACAATATCGCTGACTCTAATAGCCGGTTTCATATACCAGCTAGAAAAAGCACAGGCGATCCTAGCCATTTGATTGCGTCAATGAATCTGTTTGTAGACGTTGCCGCTGGCCAATATATTGAACTGTATTGGCGAACGACCAGCACTGATGTTTCTATGGAGCATTTTGCAGCAGATACTAGCCCAACCAGGCCAGCTATTCCGTCTGTGATTACCACTGTACAATACATTGCACCAGCAGCATCTTCTAATGTGTACGTTAGCGCACAACAACAAGGGCAAGCTACATTGACTCATTGGGCTAATAGTACTGCTGATAAAACTTACGGATATATTGTCGTCGGATGATTGAATTCAGGCACATTGCTGGAAAAGATTTAAGAAAATGGTGGCCGAGCATCCGCGTCGGTTTGGATGAAATTAAATCTCACAGCCCTGAAGATTGGCTGCCGGAAGATGTATATACAGATTGTTTTAATGGCGTATCGTCTTTGTGGGTAATTACACAAAATCAGCGTTTTGCTGGTTTTTTTGTATTACAGAATAATGATTCTAAAGTTCATGTTTGGGCTGCTTGGACATTAGAAAATAATTATCAAATAGTTGACGAAGGCTTAAAATACATAAAATCTTTAGCTAGTCAAATTGGGGCTAAGTATTTGACGTTTTCTAGCCATCGTCGAGGTTGGCAACGAAGGGCGGCTGTTTATGGATTCCGTCCTAATCAATACATTTGTGAGGTGTAATTATGGGCGGTGGCGGCGGCGGTACTACTACTACCAAGCCTTGGAAAGAGGCGCGGCCTTTTATTCTTCAAGGATACAACGAAGCTCAGAGGCTGTATGAATCTGGTGGCCCGCAATTCTTTCCTGGCCAAACTTACATTTCTCCTTCTGAGGCTACCACTCAAGCACTAAATCTTGCAGAGCAGCGAGCTATGGCTGGCTCTCCGCTGGTTCGTCAGGCGCAAGCATCTGCTGGTGCACTAATGGGCGCTACAAACCCGTATGCAGCTCAGATCGCGGCATTGGGCGCATCGCCTACGGTAGATCCTAGCTCTGAGTTCTATCGCTCCATTATGGAAGGCGGTGCTGGCTCTCCTGAGGCTATGGCGCTGGCTCGTCGCACAGCGTCTGGAGAATTCCTTAACGCCAATCCGTATCTTGAAGGCGCTTTGTCTCGTGCTAACCGCCTTGCCACTGAATCGTACCAAGAGGGACTTCGTGGTTTGCAGTCTCAAGCATCTGCAGCGGGTCGCTATGGCTCTGGTGCGATGGGACAGCAGCTTGCTAAAGGTCAAGACGTATTTGCTCGTGCGCTAACGGAGCAAAACCAACAAGCATATCTCCAGAACTATGCTGCCGAACGTGCTGCTCAAGAGGCAGCGATTGGTCGTCTTGGCGTTTACGAACAACAAGCACTTGCTAACCGTATGGCTGCTGCTGGTGGCTTGTCTGCTGGCGCGCAGCAAGGTATTGCTAACCAACTTGCTGCACTTGGCGCTGCTGGTCAAATGAGCGCAGCAGATTTGAATCGTCAGCTACAGGCAACTGAATTGGCTCCGCAACTTGCAGAACAAGACTTTGCTGATCTGCAGCGTCTGTTGATGGTTGGTCAAGCGCGTGAAGGCTACGATGCTGCTGCACTGCAAGATCAAATGGCGCGTTGGAATTATGAACAAAATCTTCCGTATCAACAGCTTCAGCGGTATCAATCCGCTATTAGCGGATACCCAATGGGTACGGTTAGCGCATCTGGAGGTGGTAAATAATGGCTGATCCTGTAACGATGGCAGTTGTAGGCGCTACTGCTGGCGCTGCGATGATCCCAAAAGATCCTCTTAAGGGTGCGCTTCTAGGTGCTGCTGGTGGTTATGGCGGTGGCGCTGCTCTAGGTGCTATGGGTGGAACTGCAGCCGCAGGGACTGCTGCTGGAACTGCTGGTGCGGCATCTGTTCCAGGTACAGCTGCGCTAACACTTGGTGGCGGGGCTGGTTTGGCTGCACCAACAATGACTGGTCTTGGCCTTGCTCCTGCTGCTACTGGACTGACTGCTGGGCAAGCTGGACTTGCTGCTAGTGGGTCTATGCTTGGGTCTAGTCTTGGTGCTGGTGCTACTTCTGCTGGAATGGGCGGATTGAGTTCGTGGATTGGCCAAAATCCATATTTGGCAAATATGGCTATGAGCACTGGAATGAATGCACTTACTCCGCCACCGCCGCCGCCTTCTGGTGGTCTTATTGCTGGGCGCCAACAAGAACTTGATATGATGGGCGCTATGCCAACACAGCCGTTTATGCAGCAGCGTAAACTGTCACTGCTATAGGTGAAACATGGCTATTGAAGATTACATCCCTGATTTTTTTGGCGCTGGTATGCCGCAATATCTTCCAGGTCTATTGGGAGAGCAAGAAACCGCAGCATTGCAAAAACGCGCTAACGTACAAGGTTTGCTTGGCGCTGCTCTGTCTTTGGCGCAAGGCATGTCTCCTCTTGGCCCGCGTCGCACTGCTGCTCAAAACATTCTTGGCGCATTAGCTGGTGGCTTCCAAGCTGGCCAAGGCGCATATCAAGGCGCTACGCAGAACTTGATGATGCAACAGCAAATTGCTGATGCCGCTCTAAAGCGTCAGCAAGCGCAGATGAAAATTCAAGGACTTCAAGAGTTCCAAGAGAAATATCCGAATCTTTACCCGATTGCTGCGATTGATGAAGCAGCCGCAGCTAAAGCAGCTACTGAGCAGGTGCTGAATGCTCCAATCATGGAGGCTCTAGGCCGTGTTGGTGGACAACAGCCCCAACAACCTATTGCAAGTCCTGCCCAAGCAGTTGAGGTTGGTGGCGCTCCAATGGTTGAACAGCCTCAAGGACAAGATCAAAATCTTCTTCCTGCTGTTCCTGTTACTGCTAAAGGCATTGATCCTGAAGTAGCAAATTTGCTTCGTCAAAAAGATATTTTGATGCGGCGCAATCAGGAACTGAGTGGCATTCCTATGGAACGTGCGCAAAGCCTGATTAAAAATAATATCGATCAAATTAAAACTATTGACGAACAAATATCTAGGCTTTCTACGTCTGTTTATGACTTCAGCACGCTGTATAAAGTAGTTCCCAAAGAATATCACGCTCGTCTTGATAATCTTGAAGGCGCTGCAATGTCTGGTGCGCTTACGGCAGATCAATTTACGTCAAAAGTAGACAACATTCTGAAAGACGCGAATGTTACTACTGACCAAATTAGAAACTATAAATTTGCTCAACAAGGCGGATACACTGGTTCTTTCACTGATTTCAAAAAACTCTCCACTCCACAAACTAATGTAAACGTCGCCGTTACCGGCGAAAAAGAAATGTTTAAGGAGCGTGGGAAAGAAGCTGTAAAAGCTGAAGGTGCTGCGTTTTCTGCAATGAATGCAGCCGGTGATGTTAGGGCAATTGTAGATGTTCTTAAGCCATATCGTGGCGGCCCGCTTGACCAGTTTCAGGCGTCTATTGGCGCATATCTGCCAGGCACTCCGGCAAATAAACTTGCTACGGCGGCACAACTTGCGGACTCTATTCGTCAACGTCTTGCGCCGACAATTCGCGTTGAAGGTTCTGGTGCAACGTCTGATTTTGAAGCACGTTCATACTTGAATGCGATT